TACTAACATTATACTCTTCAGCTTCTATTATTAGCGTGTAATAGTCGTTCTCTGTCTCATTTGAGATGTTGCAATAAATCTTATTTGTTGTATTTTTCTTTACGATATCCATTTTTATTTAATAAAAAAGCCCCCCGCACAATACGGGAGGCTGTGCCTATGTCAAAAAGAGTAGGTTATCTCTTGTTATGCTTCTGGGAAAGCTCCGTCAAGAACTTCTCTCATTGGCTCAAATTCTTGAGCTTGGAAAGAAAGGCTGTAGCCATTTCTGTCACCTAGAGCAGTTCCGCTAGTGTTTTCTCCTGAAGTTAAACGTGCTCCGTTTACTTCACCCATTAACCAATATTTCCCGTTATTATCCTTGATAATAATAGTCATCTTGGCTCTTGCTATCATTTTAACCTCATTACGCTTAGTTTGTTCCATTTTGTTAAGAACGTAAGTAGCGGTTTGGTCAAAGAAGCTTGTTCCGTTTTGAGCGTTTACTGTAGGGTTGTCATTGAATACTGAAGCAGCACCTTGAGCGTTAGTACACTCAAACTTGAAATACTCCAAGTCTGCCGCAGTATTAGTTATAGAAGTAGCAACTCCTGAAGAGTCTAAAGCTATAACCATATCACTGGGCATGTTGCCAATACAAAACTCGGCAACACCCCCAATGCTATCAGAACATCCTACACTAAATCCGCTTGTTAAATCACATGCCATAATTTAGTTTATTTATTAAGCTAAAGTAAATTCTACGATTTCGTCAGGGTATGCAACTTGAACACCTCTCTTGAATTTAACTCTGTAGTATACTTTATCATCTTTTTTATCGTACCACATATCGAACTCTTCCTCATCGTTTTGTAAGTCAAAACCTAAGAAGAAATTTTCTTTAGTTCCTAAGAACATTCTGTCAGTAGAATCTAGTCCGTGAACACCTACCAAAGTAACGTTTTTACCTGGGATAGCCATTTCGTAGTTCATCCATGCAGTAGCGTCAACGTGGAATAAGTTTTTAGCAGCCAATGTATCAACATACTGGTCAAAAACGTCAGTTCCAACGAAAAGAACTTGGTTAGAAGCAGACTTAACTTTAGCTGGTCTAGCGTTAACTACGTCTCTGATTAAAGTATCTACGTTTCCAGAAGCTCCAGAAGTGATAGAAGTAGCAGCAGTAGTGTTGCCATCGATAGCAGTAGTAGCAGCATCAATGATTTTGATAAGTCCGTCATACTTGTTGATGTAGATGTTTGCAGATGCAGTATCTCCAGTCCAGTCAGCAACTTCGTTATGCTCCATGATAGTCTTGATAATGTTCTCAGCTACCTCAGCTTCGAAAGCCATCTCCTCAGTCTCAGCGTTTCCAGCTCTCAATAAGATTTGAGTGTACTTAGGGATAAGGTCTTTCATGCAGAATCCAGAGTAGTAAGTAATTTGTCCTACAGCTAGATTTCTGTCAGAGAAGTTTACATCTCCAGAAGCAGTAGCAGAACATCCACTACCATCTTGAGGGAATGCGTCTACGCTTAAAAGGTGCAAAGCGTCTGTCTTTTTTACTCCTGATTGAAGTGAGAAGTAGTCACTTGATGTTTTCTCAAAATATAATCTTGAGATAAGGTCGGTTGATTGTTCGTTAACGTAATCCGTTAAACTTGAAACGTCGAAACTCATAATTTTAATTTAATTGTTTTATTTTTATTTTTATTTTTTATTTGCTCTAATCGCAGCACCTAACTTAGCAGCTTTCTCAGCTCTAGTTAATGCTTTGAATTCTTGTGGTTTTTTAGAAGTAGGCTCTTCGCTAGTAGCTAGTTCCTCAACTCCTTTAGTAAGCTCCTCTAATTTTGAAGCAAACTCTTCTTTTAACTCCTCTTTAGAAGTTACAGCAGATGCAAGCTCTGTTCTCAAAGATTCGTTTTCAGCTTTAATAGTCTCGATAGACTCATTGATAGCTTCAGCGTACTTAGATACAGCTCTCTCTAGCATTTCGTTTAACATCTCTTCGTTAAATTCGTTCTCTACTTCAGCTTCTACCTCTTCTACTTCAGGAGCATCTTCAGACTCGATAGCTACGATAGATACTACTAATCCTCCAGCAGTCTCTACGATAGTTCCGTCCTCTAGTTCATGGTTTCCGTCTGGAGCTGAGATTTCACCTTCAGGAGTTACTACTACTAAAGCAGTTCCCTCTTCTAGTTCACCTTCCCACTTAACGATAGTTCCGTCCGTAAGAGTTGCCTCTCCGAAGTTCTCTTCTACTGTAGTCTCTTCTACCTCAGCGTCAGCAAAGACAGATTTAAGAGTAGAAATTACATTTTCTAAATTTATTTTATTCATTTTATTAAATTGATACTTTTCTAATTCGAACACACCCTCAACACTAAACCCTCTCAATAGTCCGTCTTTTTTAATTTTATCCCAAGCCTCGTCATTCTCTACCTTAGCAGCAATAAACCAAGTTCCGTCTGCTATATCTTCAAATCCTTCAGGAGCTTTAATCCCTAACTCCTCATCAGTTATAAAGGATTGGTAAATATAAACGTCATCAAACAATTTAAGCGAGTCATGTTGTTCGTTAAAATTATTTTGCTTGCCGTCTTTAAAGTATTTTTGTACAAGGTCTTTAATAGTGTTCTTTTTGAACACAGCGTAGTACTCTCCTCTTTCATCTCTTCTATAGATTGGTAGGTCTGGAATCATTGCAGCCCCCATTACGATTCGCTTATCTTCATTAATAACCTCAAATTTATGAGGAGCGAAGGCTTGGTATTGAACACCAATAGCGGGAGAATCTACTAAAGCTATCGCTTGCAGACCCTCTACGTCTTCAGATAATTTAAACTCAATTAAAGGTAAGTCCATTCGTTTATATATACTATTATGTTTAAAAAAAGTAAAAAATATTTTATAATCTATTCTACTATAGTAGCTCTATTGTAAACTCCGTCTATATCTCTAGACACATTTCTTATATCTGTCTCAGTTACAATAACTTTCGTAGTAGGTATGTCAGTATCTACAGTAGGTGAAGTCAAAGCTCTAGGAGTTATGCCAACATTCCCACCTATTGCAGAGGGAATAGTAGGCGTAGTCGGAGTAGATGCAGAAGAACCCTGAAACTGAGTCTTTGATATTGTAGCTATTTGAGCCGCACCAGCAGCCGCAGCTATACCCGCCTCCACAAACTGAGCTCCAGTAGCTAGCTTGATAGGGTTACCTCCAGCAGTTAAAGCGTTAGTTACCGCAGTAGCTGTAGAGATTGCAGCTTGACCTATACTAAAAGCCTTGTTTAATTTAAATGCTTTTCTTTGACTAGCTTCGTCATCCTTAGCGAAAGCCGTAGTTAATGCGGATAAAGACCTTAATACGTCCATAGCTAACTTAGCCTTTTGATTAGTAGCCTCTATTCTAGCTTCTAAAGACTTAGCTTCTATAGCCTCTTTTTCTGCTGTAAATTGAGCTTCTAGTTCCTTTATCTGTTCTTTAGATAATGTCTCATCTTCTAGCAATAAAGCCCTTCTTCTCGCCAGCTCCTCTCTTCTTAATTTAAACTCATCCTCTTCTAACTCTTTGCTATATTGTAGGTCTGCTATTTTCTTTTCTTGTTTTGCTAGTAATTCGTCAGCGTCTTCCTTTTCAAATTTAGCCTTAATCTCTTTTACGCTATTTAATTTAGCCTCCTCTAATTTAGCTACATCCTTACCATACTCTCTAGCCTTCTCTATTAGCTCATCATATTTAGCCTTCTCTGCTCTTATCTCCTCAGCTCTTTCAGCCTCCTTTCCAGATATCTCAGCTTTTCTTATATCCTCTAGAGCTTTAGACTTGTCCTTTTCTGCCTTTTTTACAGCGTTGGCTGCCTTACTATCTTCTGCCCTTTGTTGAGCTTCTATAGTGTTTAATTCTCTCTGTAGTGTTCTAGCTACATTAGCTCTTCTAGCTATCTGATTATTAACCGCAGCTATAGCCTGAGCTTCTTTCTCCTTGTTAGCTTTGTCTGTTCTGCTGAAAGTATTTTCTAACACCTGAGCATCTCTTCTTAGCTCTAGAGCTTTTGTTTCTTTGTCTAGTAATACATCCTCTAATTTCTGAGCCTCCAGTAAAGCCTCTTTTCTTTCCTTAGCTGAGAACTGGTTTTCTTGTTTTGCCTTCAATCTAAGTTGAGCTATATCACTCTCTAGCTTACTTCTCTCTACTAACAAATTACGTTCTATAACATCTGCCTTAGCTCTCATGTCAGCAACTTGAGCAGCTTGCTTAGCTTCCTTCTTTTGCTCTTCTATAAATTCTGAGGTAGCTTCAGTAGCATCCTTAATTTTATCAGTAACGCTTTCCACTCCAGTCACTACTTTACCAACAGCATCCGCAGCAGTTTTACCCGCCTCAGCAAATTGACCCTTAAACAATAAAGAAACCGCCTTGCCTAAAGCTGGAACTAACTCTACTAGACCTATAAACCTATTGAATATATTATCTACTAATAGTTTACCGAACTTTTTAAGCGACTCTACTGGGTTAGTGAATACGTTTATTATATTGTCTCCTAGCTTAGCTAATCCGTCTCTGACGTTACCTATTAGAGCACCTAGAACGCCCATTATTTTGGCGAATCTATTTTGACCTTCCTCGCTAGAAGTAAATGCTTCTTTTAAGGCTACAACTCCTAAGATAAGAGCACCTATTCCCGTAGCCGCCATAGCACCCTTAAGAGTTCTTAGGGAAGCTATAACTCCAGTTAAGCTACCTTTCAGAGTATTCATAGCTCCCGCCAATACTCCAGCAGTTCCGCCCATAGTAGACATAGTAGCGTTAAGGCTCTGCCCACTAGCAGCAGTAGCTTTA